TGAAAATATTCAAAAAATATTATATAATTTATTTTATGATGTATTAAATATAGAATTTAACTTATGGCCATGGGTTAGAAATATGTGTAAATATGGAGATTTCTTTTTAAAACTAGAAATAGCAGAAAAATTTGGGGTATATAATGTTATACCTTATAACGCATACCACATAGAAAGACTAGAAGGAAGTGATCCAGATAATCCCGCTGATATAAAATATATTATGAACCCCGAAGGAGTTTCAGCGGGAGGATATGGTTATTATAATGTTCCCACTACAAATAATGTTAGTGGTAAAGATATTGTATTTGATAATTATGAAATGGCTCATTTCAGATTACTCACTGATACCAATTTTCTTCCATATGGTAGATCATATATAGAACCAGCACGTAAATTGTTTAAACAATACACACTAATGGAAGATGCGATGTTGATACATCGTATAGTAAGAGCACCTGAAAAACGAATTTTTTATATAAATGTAGGAAATATTCCACCTAATGAAATAGAAAACTTTATGCAAAAAACTATTTCTAAAATGAAAAGAACTCCATATATGGATGAAAAAACAGGTGAATATAATTTAAGATATAACATGCAAAACATGTTAGAAGATTTTTATATTCCTATTAGAGGTAATGATACAGCTACTAAAATAGATACTACACCTGGATTACAATATGATGGTATAGCAGATGTAGAATATTTAAGAGATAAGTTATTTGCTGCACTTAAAGTACCTAAGGCATTTATTGGGTATGATGCTGATACAGATGGTAAAGCTACATTAGCAGCTCAAGATATTAGATTTGCTCGCACAATAGAAAGAATACAAAGAATACTAGTATCAGAATTACAAAAAATAGCATTAGTACATTTATATACTCAAGGTTATAAAGATGAAAATTTAACAAATTTTGAATTAGGTTTAACTACACCATCTATCATATACGATCAAGAAAGAGTAGCATTAATGACAGAAAAAATGACCTTAGCTCAGTCAATGCTAGATAGTAAAATTATACCTACAGATTGGATATATGAAAATATATTCCACTTTAGTGCAGATGAATATGATGAATATAGAGATTTAGTACAACAAGATCAAAAACGTAATTTTAGATTATCACAAATAGAAGCAGAAGGTAATGATCCATTAGAAACAGGTAAATCTTATGGTACACCACATGATTTAGCTTCATTATATGGAATGGGAAGAACCCAATCAGATCCGGCTAATATACCAGATGGATACAATGAAAAAGAACCATTAGGTAGGAAAAAAGAAAAATTAACTGATAGAGGTAAACAAGAAAATGCTTTTGGTAAAGATCCATTAGGTAGAAAAGCTGCAAAGGGTGGTAATGATACTGAATCTAATAGATTAAGACCAAAATTTAAAGGGGGTTCTCCACTAGCAATGGAACATAAAGAAATGTTAAAAAAAGTACCTGGACCAAAAAGAACTGGAAAAAAACTAGTTTTTGAAGAAGAAAAAAATGGAAACGGGTTACTAGATGAATCACAATTGAAAGAATAAAATATTTTTATATATTTATAAATAAACCAAACTGCGCAGAATGAACATAAAACATTCAAAGTACAAAAATTCTGGTATTCTTTTTGAATTATTAGTACGTCAAATTACGGCTGATACCCTAGATGGTATAGATTCCCCAGCAAGAAAGATACTAAAAGGATATTTTGTCAAAACTGAATTAGGAAGGGAATATAAGTTATACGAACAATTAGCTAAGCATACTACAGTATCTGAAGCTAAAGCTAATTTAATTTTAAATTCACTATTAGAATCTTCTTTAAATTTAAATAGAAGTGCTTTAAGAAGGCAAAAATACAACTTAATTAGTGAAATTAAAAAACATTATGATTTAACAAAGTTTTTTAAACACAAGCTTCCAAATTATAAAACACAAGCTGCTTTTTATATGCTTACTGAAATTAAAGCAAATAAAGAATTTTCTAATCCTGATTTAGAAATATCTCATAAGCTTACTATCCTAGAACATTTATCTGAAAAACCTGTAGTTAAAGAACAAAAAGAAACTGTAGTAGATGAATATCAAAAATATGATAAAACTTTAAGAACATTAACTTATAGAGTACTACTTGAAAAATTTAATGAAAAGTATGATACGTTATTAGAGGAACAAAAAGAAATTCTTAAAGAACTTATTACATCAATAGATAATACACCTAGATTAAAAGAATTTTACAACACTAAAGTAAACGAAATTAAAATTACTTTAGAAGAATTAAATACTAAAGTAACAGATAAAGTTACTAAAATCAAAATAGAAGAAGTAATTAAAATGCTTCCTACACTGGATAAAACAGCTAAAGTTAAAGACGATGATTTAACTAACTTGTTACAATATTACGATTTAATACAAGAGGTAAGAAATGTACAAGTACAAGCTTAAAGAAATAGAGGTAGGTGACACTGATATAAGAAAAGGTGTAAAAACAACAGTATCAGATGTTGATCCTGAAACAGGTGCAATTACATATGATGTAGAAAATGTAGCTGATTTTTCTTCAACATACAATGCATTACAGCAAGCTAGAGAATTTTTAAACACATTAGAAAAAACAGGTAATGCTAAAGATGATACTACAATAGATAAATTTGCAGAGGACATAGCAAAATTATTTAATGCATTTAGGTCTCACGTTAGAAAAAATTATCCTAAAGAATACGAAAGAGTATTAAGATTAAAAGAAGCTCTTTCAATATCAGGTAAAAAAGTTAAAAAAATTAATAGAAATAATAGTGATAATCCTAAAGATTTTACTATTGAATATGAAGATGGTAGTATTGAACCTTATTTAGACCATTTAAAAGAAGATGAAATTGATGAGCAATCATCTACTGCCACTGGAGGAGATGCATTTGCAGGTGGAGAAGGTGCACAATATGCTACACCATTTGCATTTAGAAAAAAAGGTAAAAAATCTCCTAGTATTTATTATTATAAATTAGGATATAAACCAGTACCTAAAATTGTACCTAAGTCCTATGATATAAAGAAATTATTTTAAAAGCAAGATATGTACAGATATAGACTAACAGAAAATACAGATCGCAATAAATTTCAAAGTAAAAGGATTGCAGCTTTTAAAGAAATAGAACAAAGATTAAATAAAATTTATCCTCTTTTGTCTAATGCAAAAGATGAAACAGCAAAATACTACAATGAGAATCCAGGTTCATATGCAGTAGTTTATTCAACAGACTACATATTTGAATTACTAGATGAAATTGAAGCAAAATTAAATATATAAAAATGAGAACATTAACCGAACAATACAGATCAGTAAAAGAAGGTAAAGGCCCAAAAGATGTTTTTCTTAAAGAAGCAAAACGTCAATTTCCCAACCTAGTAACAAATTCATCTACATTTAAAGAAGTATCTACAATACTGAAACAAAAGGGCATTATTTCAGAAAATTTTGTAGGCATGCCTATGGTAGGTAATCCAATAGAAAGAAAAAAAGAATCTTACGAAACTGCATTTGCAAATTTTATAGCAGAAGCAGAAGCAAAAGCTGAAGAGAAAAAAGTATCTAAAGAAGTAGAAGAGGATGCTGAAAAAAATTATGATTATAAGGATGAAAAAGATCCAAATAACATGATTTTTGGTCAAATTCAAATGGGATATTATTATGAAATGAAGCAAGAAAAAAATGCTGATAAAACAATAGACGAAATTAAAGACATAGTATTTAAAAACTTAGCTAAAGATCCTATATATTACACTAAAACAGGACAATTTGGAGAAGACATTGGTTACACAGATGATGCTCCAAGTTTGGGTGAACCTAAAGAACCAAAAGGTAAATATAAGTCTTCTGGATATGGTAATCTAAAAGAAAATAAAGAACCAGTTAATGAGATAGCAATAGCGGGTGGTTTAGTAACAGGTGGAGGATTTACATCAGCAAACTATAAAGATTTTTTTGGATTAAATGAAGAAGATAATATTCCATCCCCAGAAAAACTAAAACAATCTATTGAATTAGTAAAGGATCTTAAGGATGAAATGAAAGATTTACAAGAAGATGAAGCTCCCATGCATATTGAAAGATTAGCAAATGCGGCTGAAGCAGCATATGATGCAGGCATGTCAATAAAAGAAATATGTGATTTTATAGAGCAACATTTAGGCCTAAAAATGGGAGACTAAAATGAAACAAGTACTTATAGAAACACAAGCTTTTAACCCATTACCAGGTTTACTATCAGAAGGTAAAATGTCTGAAAGAGGTAACCCTTTAGTTCAAGGTATACTAGCAACTTGTGAGGTTAAAAATGGTAATGGTAGGTATTATTCTAAAGATTTATGGAATAGAGAAATAGATAAGTACATGGAATTAGTTAAAGAAAATAGAGCATGTGGTGAATTAGATCATCCTGAATCTCAAGTAGTTAACTTAAAAAATGTTTCACACAACATTAAAGACATAAACTGGGATGGAGATAATATAATGGGTACAATAGAAATACTACCTACACCATCAGGCAATATTCTAAAAGCATTAATAGATAACGGTATTAAAGTAGGTGTATCATCAAGAGGAATGGGTTCACTAGAACAAAATGGAGACATAATGGAAGTACAAGATGATTTTGAATTATTATGTTGGGATTTTGTTTCAACACCATCTAATCCAGGTTCATTCATGGCACTAAAAGAAGGTAAAGAAAATAACATAAACGTATACGCAAAAGCAAATAGTATAGTAACAGAAATACTATGTGCAAATGGTAATTGCCCAATATTTTAATCATGGAAAATTTTGATTTAAGAAAATATCTAACTGAAAACCAACTTACACATTCCTCAATTAAGTTGAATGAAGTTTCTATAGACATGTTACAAACTCAATTTGTAGACACAGGTAGAATAGATAGAAACACATTTAAAGATATAGTAGATGCAGCTCAAAAAGATTCCGCATTTGCTACATGGTTAACTTCTAGAGTAGCAGGTACTAAAAAAGCAAAACCTATTATCAAAAAAGAAGATATATATAAATACAAAAAACACCTAGAAACATTTAAAAGAAATAAAAGAGAATATCCACTTAAGGATATTAATATGGTTAAGGACCAAAACGCATTAGATGATTTTATTAAAAAATCAAGAGAAATACAAGCTAGAGAAGAAGGAGATATTTCACAACAAAAAGGAGTATCTAAAGATGAAAAATATGCTAAACTAAAACTTGGAGAAGTAGATGGATATGAAATATTTAAATTTCCAAAAGGCTCAAAAGAATTATATGGCGCAAGCTGTGAACTAGGATCAGGTACAGATTGGTGCACAGCAACAGGTAATACTGATAGTTTTTTTCGAGATTACATTGGTAGAGGAGACATATATATTATAATAAGTAAAAGTAATCCAAAGGAGAAATATCAATTCCATTATGAAAGTGACTCATTTATGGATCGAGATGATAGAGATATCTTTGGTTAACTAAAAGTTTTAAATGGAGTTAGGTATACAATTAGAAAAATATTTAGAAGATTATATAAAAATACAAAATAGTTTTGATTTCATTTCACTAGGAGGAAGTTTACCATTAATGATATATGGTTACATCCCATTTAGGAAAATTAAAGATTTTGATATTATTAGTACTCAATACATAGATAAGAACGAAATAATATACAAAGCATTTAACATTTTACCTCCTAAATACCCAGTAAAAGGAAATCATATAATACATAATAAACGTAAATTTGATTTATACATAAACCCAAAAGCAACATATAACTTTATATTTTTTAAAGGGTATAATTTAAGATTATCTCCATTAGAAGAAATATTATTTTTTAAATCATACCATTTAAATAAAAAGAAAACAAAAGAAGACTTTAAAACATTAATAAACACTATATCAAATGGACATACAAATAGATAGATTTAAAGATTATAAAGTAATAAAAGACCCAAAAGCTGCTCAATTAGTAGACAGTTCTATAAACAACTCCTGGTGGCAAAATGATGGATGGTCAACTATGTATGATATGGATGTTGAAGATTTTAGGAAGATATTACCTAGTTGGGGTGAGAACATTAAAAGAGGACTAGAAACACTAAGGTTTAAACAACCTAGTAAAATATCCAATAAACTACAAGGGGTATTTGATTTTATAGATAAAAAAGAAGGTAAACCAAACCCACTAAAAGCAGAAACAGAATCAAAAGAAGTGTTTTCAGACCCAAAAGCTTTATATATTGGAAAACTAGGTTTTGGTTATATCAATGATGAAGGTGATATAGAAACATTTCCTTACCCTGCATCAGGTTTAGCAGCAGAATACGATGGTGAAAATAAATCTTATATTACTGATGTTAAAGACGGAGGTGTAGTAGTATGGGATAATTCTTTAGAAAAAGAAATAATAAAAAAATATTTATCACAAAGGAACCCATTACAGATTAAGAATAATTACATCCCAGAAGAGTATATCATATAAACTGCGACCTTTAAGAATACTCATATACGTATAACCGTAAAATATGCTATCCCATATAGCATTGACATAATATAAATTCTATTACGTTTCCAAATAAACGTATTTCCCAAACAATTAAATTTTAGGACAATGGCAAAGAGAGACATTCTCAAAGAAGCTATCGCTGACGCCAAAACCGTAAAAGAAACCGCTATCGCAAATGCTAAGGC